CAAGATTTGCTGATGGGCGTTATCAGATCAAGTTCAGAGCTGTTGGAGGATTTCAAAGCAGATACCTTAAGAGGTATGGTGCAGAGTTCCATTCAGCTGGAATGTTAGAGCTTCAAGATGTCACAGGTTATTCTGGTGCAGAATACACCTATGTCTTGATCCACGCTGGAAATAGTGCAAAAAGTTCCAGTGGTTGCATCATTCTTGGCGATAATCAGACCAATAACCAGATCAAAGAGTTTGGGTGGGTTGGATCATCAAGAAATAATTATTTAAGGACATATCCAATTATTAGAGATGCTCTGCTCAAAGGCGATGAAGTCTGGCTTGATGTTATAGATCACGACAGACCAACAGAGAAAGAACACGACTCAACAGATCGAGACATTATCAATGTAGGTGGTGGGATCTTTTGCAGACAGTGTTCAACTAAATTCACAATCGAATAATTAAGAAATGAGGACAACAGTGGCAAAAAAAACACTTAAGAAATATTATCAAGAGAATCCAACTACGACTGGTCAGAATAGCTTCTTGGACAGAGAAGATATCAAAGATCTAGTTGATGAGGGACTAAAAGGGATCAAAGATGGCATTCCAGCAACAGTTGTTGCTCAGTGGCTTATCTCTGAAGCTCCAGCTGATCTCAATAGGAAATTTCACACAGTAAGACAAGGACTTCTTCATCGTGCCAAAGAAATCTCTTAAAAATTATAACAAGGACAACACAGTCATTAAAGGCGTGGACAAGTCCGAAAAGGTTAAGATCTCCAGAAAAGATGACAAAGCAACTGCAACTCTGCCAGTAGGATCATCAGACATCAATGAAGTCTGGAGAATGTTAAAAGAACGAGGATTCTCACCAGATGAATGGGAGATCCAGAGTTTAACTGTCAACCAGTGGGAAGCTCCATCAACTGATGGCGTTCAACTGTTTGAACAGACAAAAGCGACACTGAAGCAAAAACCCAAGTATTTGGGAGAGTTAATCAGTTCACTTGCATCAATTGGGGGTGATGGTTTCAGTCCTCAACCTAAACTCAAGGCGAAAGCCAAACAAGAGATGCTTGTGATTCTCGGTGATCACCAATTGCCATTTCGGAATGAGATATTGACTGAACTCTCCCACTCTTTTTTAAATGATCTGAAACCAGATGGCTTAGTTTATATGGGAGATCTTATTGACTTCCCTAGCTTGTCACACTTTGCCACCAATCCAGATTTCACTTCAACAGTGCAACAAGGGATTGATCAAGGTCATCAGACATTAAGAGACCTAGGATCATCAGCTGGTCTTAAGAAAGGATCAGAGATGATCTTTATTGAGGGCAATCACGAAGTCAGACTGAGAAAAGCATTAGTCGAAAAACTCCCCCAGCTGTTCGGTATAAAGAAAGCTGATGTGAGTGAGAAAGAGAAATCTGTCTTGCATTTAGCTTCTCTGATGCGATTTAACGACATTGGTTGGACTTATTGGGATGAACCATCAGATGTTTATCCACATCCAGAATATGAGATTGTCAAAGGGCTTTTTGCTCGACATGGCAACTTTGTTCGTGCAAAGGCAGGAATGTCTGCTCTTGCTAACTTGGATCGTGTTGATGGATCAGTTATACAAGGACACACACATCGACTGGCTATCACTCATCACACAAGATGGACTGGACAGCAGATGAATTTATATACAGGGATCGAGACAGGAACGATGGCAGATCTTAATGGTCTAGGTTATTCAAAACAACCAGACTGGCAAGGTGGATTCATCACGCTTGTTGTTGATCGCAAAGCAAACACATTTCATCCAGAATTAGTGATCTTTAAAGAGGACACGATCACTTGGCGAGGATATTTCTGGAAATACACAACCAAAGGAATAAAAACGAATTATGGATATTAAGTTGAATATGAATCAGCTGATCGTTGGAGGGCTAGGAACTATCCTCACTGGTCTGGTTAGTTGGTTATTTAATACAGTTAGAGCTTTAGAGCTACAAATGGGCATATTGCAGTCCGAAGTCCAAGGAATGATGGAGAAGCAATCGGAGTTATTAGCAATCCTTTCATCAGTTGATGCAGAGATCACAGAGATCATCTGGAAGATCGGTGGCAATGGATGATCGGAAAGATCAAAGATAATCTCGCAATCATAGTCACTTCATTCACACTTTTAGGATCGATCGGTGCTGGTTTATCTACTGCAACAGAGATAGTGAATAAACTACAAGGCATCGATGATCGTATGGCGTTTGTTGAGCGAGAGTTTGGCAAATTAAAAGAAGACACAATGGTCACTTCTGACATATCTGTCTTATATGAAAAAGTCTATCAATTAGAACTGGTCAGCAACCAAGCTGATCAATTTCGTGAACAGGTTGCTTATATGCAGTCTCAATTGCAGACTTTAGAACAAACCATCAGAGATGAGGGTTTCGACACACAGAATAAATATATACCAGAAAAATGGGAATGGCAGGATCTAAATGATTCGATCACTCGCATAGAGACTCTAAATCAAACCATTCAAAACAAACAATGGGAAATTGATGATCTAAAGACTCGACTGGCGTATCTAGAAGCAAACAATCACAACCATTAGGAGAAATAAATGTTTAAAGATTTAGATTTTAAAGATCTCGGAGAGCGTTGCATTGCAACATTTGTTGAGACTTTTATTGCAATGATCACAGCTGAGGCACTAACAGGAAGCGATGGAGATCTACTTAGATCAGCTTTTGTTGGTGGACTTGCATCTGTCTTATCACTGCTTAAAACAGTTATGAAAAGCTACAATGCCAAAAAGTAGCGATCCAAACTTCACTCAAAAGGAGCTTCTGCAAATGGTCTTGGAGAAAATAGACAAAATTGAAGAGAAGTTGGATAACAAGCTGGACAAAGCTGAGTTTTATAAAGTATTAGGTTTAATGGCAACATTAATCCTTATCTTCGCAAGTTTTTCTATGTAGCAACCAAAGGAGATCAAATGTCCTACAAATGTCCGATCTGTCTTAATGGAACTTCAGAACTTAGGTGGAATACTATCCACAATGCTTCTGAGTTGCATTGCCGAAGATGTGATCGAGGAACAATTGTTTTGTCAGATGATTCGCTGGAAATACATTAATTTATTAAAAGGGTGGATTCTTCTGCCCTTTTTTGCGTTTTTGAAGTTGTTTGATTCTTTCCTCACTTAATTTAGGTTTATAAAGCTGATTAGCTTTGTGCCAGAGATAATAAACTTCCTTTTTAGTGTATTCATCATCATAATGAGCATCGAGATCATCTATGATCTTAGATTCTTCCATCTCTAAAAAGAGATTGATCCATTGTTTTAAATATCCAGACTCATCCATCACTTCTTTTTCAGTCAATGGTCTCGCCTTTGTATTAGAAGAAATCTTTTTAAGCGTTGCGTTTTCCCACAACAAATCTTTCTCACTTTTAATTTTCAACTCAGTGGTGTGCTTAATCATTTCTGGAATCTCGAATCTTATTGCATCTGGTGTGCCATAAAGAATGAAATCATTTAAAAACCACTCAACTTGTTTTATATCTACTGCTCTCCAGTCTTCATTCTGTGAGTATCTAAAAAGATCATTAGACATATAAATTCTCAACAAATGGAAAGAATGCTCTGATAAAACTTTTTTAACCTCTTTCCAATGATTCTTCACAAAAGATGGTTCATCTGTTTGCTTCTCTTCCCAATACTTAACGCCTTTGTTATCAATCTGAATCCCCTCTTCTGATAACCAGAAAGCAAGTTTGTTCTGTGAAAGACCACAAAGGAATTGTCTGACATAAGCGAACCTCTGCTGGATGGTGTTAATATCAATCTTCTTTTTCATTTGATACATTTCAGTCGCAAACTCTGAATCATTAAAAAAGGAAGCTAATCCATTTGCTTGATAGAAGTTCATCATCACAACCTTTTGAGTTTTAGTGAGACCTAGCATTTTATGATCAAAAACTTCCTCTCCATTCTGTGCTAATTTATCAATCTCATCTTTTGATTTAAATGTTGGATAAACAACAGATCGAGGTTCTTTGTTGTTATTAGGATAAATAATCGCAGAAATGTATGATCCATCACCATTTAATGTTTCATCTAGTTCTCTAATAGCATCCTTATCGGTGACATAATGCCAAACGACAAATGTTTGCCAGTTTTTAGATAAAGACATTGCTCCAAGAAATTTTATTTCAGCAAGGACAGTTTGTTGCAACTCATAGGTTGCTTCATTCGTTTCACGATCTAAGTATTTGGCAAATCTTTTAATTGCAGGTGTAGAGAGATCAACCTTAGTTTCATAAAGGTCTTTTTCTGTCACTACTGTCTTCATCTTGTCTAGCTTGTTAAGAGTGGAATATTTATCAAATGTCGAAAGCATAAGACTGATGATTCTTTTGTCAGTCAATGAAGCATACATTGTATCAACTTGATCTTGAAAGAGGTCATCATTCCAGTTTGCAGTTATATGCTTCCAGACCTTTGGATCAATCCCCTCAGCTTTGATCTTTGAGCTTTCAGTGTTAAAGATCAGATCATCAGCATCAATATAAATTTTGTCTCTATCTTCCATAGAGTTAGTTTTGCAGGATTCTAAAGTTTGTCAAGAGTATGGGCATAAAGAAAAAACTCTGCCTAACAAAACCACGATATCTCCATCAAGGTGCTATCTTTATATAGTAGCTAGGTAGAAATTAAAGAATCTACCTAACTAAGCAGACAAAAGGGGCAAGATGTGTGATCACACTTTGCCTTTTTTAATTTGAAGTGGATTAATTGTAGGAGATAGAGATGCAGATTAGCAAACAACTTCTCTCGGTTAGAGAGATAATGGAGATCACTGGGTGGTCTAAAGCTTTCACATATAAACTCATCGACTCAAACAGACTTTCAGCAATACCAACCAACTCAGAAGATAACCTCCTCCCTATTCGTGTTGAGGCGACTGAATTAGAAAAGTTGATCAAGGGTGGTGATGATGTCTAGCAAGGCGAAGCGTGATATCTGGTATCAACTAGATGCAAGACTGTATGAGAAATTTGAAGTGATGCGAATAGCACAAAGATTAAAAATAAGTATTAACGAGATTGTTGGAGCATTGGTCAGACTATGGTCGATCTCCATCACACAGTTTCCAGAGGGCAAAGGAGAACTTGTCGCTGGAGAACTAAAGGTCACTATCCAAGATCTGCCAGTCATTATGGCACTGGATAATGATGGTCAAGAAATATTTGATGCTCTCTTTGAGTGTCAATGGATCGAAGAGCGTGATGGGATAATTGTCATCCCAAAATGGGAAATGAAAATTGGTCAAACCATTATCAAGCTCGAAAAAGATCTCGAACGGAAGAAAGCTGGAGGATTATAAATGGAAGAGTTAGCAAAAAACTCCAGCTCTTCTTGGAAAGAGACAGTCTATCCAGTGATTAAAGATGCACTATTTGAAAAGTATGTGGATCTAACTCAAACAGATCTACGAATGAGCGAATCTCAGAAAAAAGGATTTTTTAGAGCTTATCACGATCTAGTTGCACAAGAACCAACTCTTGAAGAGATGGATATTGCATTCACTTCATACATTGCACACTTTGATCACATTCCAAGTCCTTTTGCCTATTCAAAGCACTTCAACAGATTTCGATCTGGAATTATGCCGAATAAAAAAGGATCTACACAAAAGATGATCGAGCAACAGAATGCTGATCTGAAAATGGATCAATGGGTGAAAGAAATGGAGGCACAAGATGAGTGAACTATTTAGCAAAGTTAGAGTGTCTCTCCAAGAAGCTATTGCATTTTTAAAAGAAATAGATGTTTGGCACGAATTCAAATTCAGCGATGAACAACTGATGCGTGTAGCTCCAGAACTTCAAGACTTTGGTCGTGAGGTTTTAGCTAGAGCATTAGAGCTGATTAAGACTATGGAGAAAAAACCTAGTCCAGCAAAGATAATGCAGTTGTGCCGTGAACAGCAAGTCAATATTAGAAGCGAAAGAGCATTGGAAACCAGTCCAGAGGAAGATCCATCAACTTGGATGACATCAAAGGAATATGCTCGGACACAAGGTTTTGACACACTACTTGAACTTATAAAGCACAAGATAGAGGAGCAACAAGCTTCCGAGGTCGAGCAGTCGAATAAAACTGCCCCACAGTCTCCACTGCTCGATCCCTCTATCGAAAAAGCGATCACTGATATGGAGGAATCAGCGTGAAAAAGAAATCTGCAACTTATGAGAACCTTAAGATCATTATGAGCTTCTTAGAAGCTGTCTCTGAAGCTGGGAGACCAAAGTTGGCTAATAATAAACTTGAGAAGAGTGTATCTGGGACAAGAGATAACTCTCCTTATGACTACAACTTTGCTTTCTGGAATGGAAAGAGGCAATCAGTTGAAAGACAGATCTCCAACATCGCAAGATATTGTTTGAAATCAATAGCTCCAGAGGAACAAAAGTCACTTTCTAAACAGTGCAAAAGAAAAAACTGTGACATTAAAAACAAAAGAGTTGAGATAGCTCAGAAGTTTTGTGCAGGTTGTGGGAGACCTTATGAGTAAGATCATCACTTATACAAACACTTTAAAGAACAACAGCAACCTTGTTGATTTTAAAGTCTCACAATTCACAAAAACATCAGAGATCGACAATTGGAATCGAGCAAAACAACTTCATATTCATCTAATTTCTGGGATAGTTTGCAGAAAAATGGCATTAGACATCTTCCCAGAGTTTGGAAGAGTGTCTGCTTATATATACGAAAAGAATTGGCAAAAGATGATCAAAGAGGGGCGATCCCCATATTTTATAGAAAACAAGATCAGCTTGGGCAAAAGAAAAGGGACTTGTGAATGTAGATGTCGCCTTGAGTATATTGCAGATGAAATTCTTTATGGTGGTGGCGTTCCAAAGGTTAGAAGCAATCCATATCTTGGATTAAGACAAGAGGAACTATCTTGCTACCGAAACGATGGTGAAGAACCAGAAAAAACTGATTTCCAATCTTTTAGATTTTCAACAATTGAATTAAATATTGAGGAAGCTTAAGGAGGTGAAATATGAACCAAAAAATTGATCAAGCACTTCGACAAATCGAACTATCAAAGAAAGCGATCAGTGATGCTGAGAATATTCTCGCAGAACTATTGCAAGGAGATGAAGTTCCTAGTGTTATTGAACCAGAACCAACTAAGGGCGTAGAGAAAGAACTTGAGTCTGCTGGAATAGAGTTCACAGATACAACTCCCCCAAGAACAGATTTGAGTTGTTATCTATGCGATTCAAAGGTCTATGACAACAGACCAAACAAGCTCTCTGGTCAATACAAACCGACTGCTCCAGACTTCAGTTGTTCTAATAACAACGACTGCTCTGGAATGAGTCAAGGCAAAGAGAGAATGCTCAGAAAAGCTTGGTGGTTAGATTCTAAGGATCTTCCACAAGAATGGATCAAGACAACTGTCCCAGTTAGTGCTGATGATGACAGAGTTGTCATAGATCCCCCACAAGAGAATGCTGAAGATATTGGCGTTCCGTTTAACTAAATACCAAGGAGGTAGAGATATGGCGAATAATTTATTCGATCCATTTGAGAAAATAGAAGAAGAAGACAAGAAAGTCTTTATGGCAGAGACTATTGAGGAAGCAGAAAAATTGCTTCATTCTTATGTAGTTGATAAATTCAGAGATATTTGGAAGCAGAGCGTGGAAACTTTCACACAGCTGGATCGATTAACAGATTTCCTCACTCAAGTGAGTGATTGGAAATTGGCTAAATCTGTCTATAAAACTGATGAGTGGATTGCAACTCAAGACAAGATCGCCATGGCAGATCTTAATGAGATGGATATATACAAGATCAAGGAGATGGAGAATGCTGTTTTTGAGTATGGACTGCAAGTAGATATCGAGCAACTCAAACACATAAAGAGTCTAAATAATGATCTTAATAAGTTAAGTAGTGATTTAACGCACATAATTAGTCACTTGTCTGAAATTATAAGTGATCCAAATGCTGTTGAAGTATATGAACGCAGAGAGGGGGATGCTCCTTTCTAATGAGTGAAATTAAATTAAACGATGACTGGAATGACTGGGATCAAGAGTTTGATTATAGAGTTGATTATTTCAAGAAAATGGTTGATGAAGATTGTGCTGTCGTATTTTATAGCATATTAGATGCGATCACTACATTAGATATGAGTCTTCAAGCTCCAGACTTTGAGACATACAAGAAAGTCGTTGCTAATGGAATGGGTATGTTTTATAAAAAACTACCAGTCTTTAGGTTTGCAAATATGCACAGAAATGCAAATGCCAAACATTGGAGTGAAACATTTATGCATCTTGCAGATATTCAGCAAGAGACTGAAGAAGAACTCCCCCTTTAACACCTAACAACAAGCTGATCAGTCAACTTATGCCCATTTGTCTGCTGGTCAGCTTCGTTGCATTATATGAACAATGAACTTTTGCCTCTTGGTGAGGTTAAGGAATTAATAAAAGATCCAAACTATCGTTGGCGAGATCGTGCCAATTGTCTTGGTGTAGATGTCAACAGCTTCATTATTGATCGAGATGCTAGAGGCAAGAAGATCGAGAAGATCTATGCAAAAGCTCTCTCCTACTGTGAAGAGTGCGAAGTCAAAGCTGAGTGCTTGGCATTTGCTATTGAATACAAATGTTTGGATGGTGTCTGGGGCAATCTTCTGCCAGATCAAAGAAAAGGACTGCACAATCATAGAAAGGTGCGTGACCTATTAAAAGAAAGAAAAAAGAAGTGATCAGTGATAAACATCGATGCAAATCTTGTCATTCGATCCTAAAAAAAATAAACGAAACTAATCAATATTATTGCGATCAACCAAGCTCCAAATGTGTCGATTCTCTTCGTGTTTTTAACATAATTTAATCTCAGAGCACCCAAAGAGCACCCAAGAGGTCTTTTCTTGCTATAATTAATAATGTGGAAGTATTAAAACCCTTTAATCATTGGGCTTTCTTGGTGGGAGATACAAGATTTGAACTTGTGACATCTACCTTGTCGAAAAATAATCACAAGTTTTTTTTATTGGTCATACCAGAAAGCTTAATGATTTATTGGTCTTTATCTTCCATAAATTATATAAAAAATATGCTGTTGTGGAATGAGAGCACCCAAAGAGCACCCCATCTCCATCACAGCTTCATAATGAAAGGAAGTAATTAAATGAGGAATATTATGAATCCTAAAACACGAAGTCCGATCAAGGACACTAGAGCAAAGAAAGTTCGCTGGAAAGCTATGTATTCAATCGAGGTTGATGGCATAGTAGTTCGCAAACAGGTTGGAACTTATAACACTCAAGCAGAAGCAAAAGCTGAAACTGAGAAGTTTGTTAAAGAGCTGATAAGAATTAATCAGAACAATCTTGTCACTTCGGATCAAACAGTTCTTGAGTTTATAGAAAATGAATGGAAAGAACACAGACAAAAGAAATTGGTTAATAGTTCTGGGATTGTCACATTTATCAAGATGGTCAAGTTGACTGGCTTGGGAGATGTTGCACTGAACAAATTAACTAGAGCGACAATGAGAAGATTCTTTATGGAGATGGAAGATTATATCTATGAAAAAGGTTATGTGAGAAAATCTTATATGGCATCTCTTAAAGCGAATATGAACTCGATGCTCTTATATGCTGAGCAGAAAGCTTATATTGAAGAGATCTCCATTTATGATCTTAGAACCAATCCAACAGCTGGAAAGATTGACAGAGAGAAAACTGCACAAGAGATGTGGGATAAAGCAAAGAAGATCTGGACTATGGATCAGATCACTGAGTTCCTCCCCTTGTTTAAGAACCTAGATAAAAAACCAAAGAATGTTGATGCCATTATGTGGTGGGCTTTCTTTTATATTGGTATTTATACAGGACTCAGAAGAGGTGAGATCACTGCATTGAAGTTTTCTGACTTTGATCGTGAGAAAATGACACTAACTATCAATCGAAACGCTCAACTTATAAACCATCCAAGTCGTGAGGTGATCATTAAAAAACCTAAGTCGGGAAGTTTTGGAGAGGTTGTATATGGTGAATCGCTCAATGAGATCCTTGATGCGTTGGAATTATATCATCAACTCAAAGGGACTCTTGACAATGGTTATGTGTTGCAATACAAATGGGGTGGATTAATTGCTCCAGATTATTGGTCAGCACAGTTTAAGAAAATACAGCTGATCGCAGGCATCCCAGAAGATGAGATCTTGCCTAGTGCTCACTATATGAGACACACGCATCTTTCGATGTTGGCTTATCTTGGTTATAAAGAATCTGAGATTCAGAAAAGAGCAAGACACACCGATCCGAGAACAACTGCCAAATATTATGTGCATATTCTTGATGAAAAGGATCAAGAGATGTCTGATGCTTTTGAACAAGCGATCAAAGATAAGCAGATAGAAAAGGGACTATAATTAGACTAGATCTGTCTTTCGTGATTTTGAACCACTCTTAATTCGATGGACAGATCTATGTTCTTTAATCCTTAAACAAAAAAGCGATCGGTGTCTGATTGCGTGATCTTTGTCTTCTTTCTGAGGGTTTTTGCAAACAATCATTGCAAGTGGGGATCTTATCTGGATATAAAAGGAAGCGTTTGCCACAACTATTGCAGTCAATTAAACGCTTTTCATTGTCGTGCTTATCATCATAAGGCAGTGCTGATCCCATAGGAATAATATAACAGAGACCTCTGACATATCTTTGCACGGAATTTCCAAGGAAGTTCCACGGAAGTTCCACGGAATTTCCATACCTATTCCAAGGAATGTCGCTGGAATTCCAAGGAAAATCTGACATAAGATAAGATAAGACAAGATAAGATCAAGATAAGAGAAGATAAGTTCTTTGCGACTGCTGAAGCAGTCAGATATGGTCACACTGCTGAGAAGCAAAATAATCAATAAAAACAGGCAAATTTTTAATTGGTCTCCATCAGCGTGTTATTGTTATATTAATCATCCAATAACTGTCTTCTGGAAAACTCTTATGATAAAAGCTACTGAACATCCCTCTTATAGTTATTTAGCTGAATTGAATGCTGAAGCTGTTATCTTGCCAGAGTTCACTCCAGCATATTTAGGTGCAGGAACTAATGGATCTAAGTCTGTCGCTGTCTATGACTTTGCTCAGTGCATTATCCAATTGGTAGGACAAGAAGATATGAAACCATCAAAGGCAAAAGAATTCTTGTTCTTAGATGTGATCAGTCAATTAGAAAGCAAGAACTCCCCTATGTTCTTAATGGCTAATCCAATAATGGAAGAAGTCTGGTTTGATTAAAGCATTGATGGGATATATTATCTCGCTGTTAGTGATCATCACAATGTTCGCAATAGTATTGCAAGACTTTAATGAACAGATGGAGATCAACAGAATAATGATTGAGATGCTTGATACAGAACTGGATAAGATCCAAAGCATAGATCAACAGATTGAAGTTGAACCTCATAAACATAACAACCAAGATCTTGTTGACCAGTATCAGTATGAGAAAGATTTATATAACCTCAACTGGCAACTTAGTGCCATAGAGGAAAGAGTCATTGAGATACAACGCAGACTCTCTCCATAATGCCAAAGTTCTTTTGCTTAGACTGTGGCAAAGTTTCGCAACAAAGAAGATGTGAGATCCACAGAAATATTATAAAGAAGAGAAAACCTCGGTCGATAACTTATCGGCAAAGGAAATATCGAAAGGATGCAGTCAACAGACACATCGCATTGAATGGATATATCTGCTCTGGTTATAGGAGAAGACCACACTTTGCAACTGATCTGACAGCTGATCATCCAATGCCTACCTCAAAAGGAGGAGATCAATATCAAGATCTTATTGTCTATTGTCGTAGTTGCAACAGTTCTAAACAAGCAACAATCTGAACCAAATTAGTAGGTAGAAATGACCTTGAATGCTTAAGAAACTGCTGGGAACTTAGCAAAAACTGACACAAACAGACACAGAGATTGCAGTATTTATGGGGGGTAGGTCAAAAATGCAGGGATCTAGGGTGTGCCGATAT